CGCAAAGCCCTCTATTTCATCACCAAATCCAAGCGCGAGGCCCTGCCCCAAACCAAAGCGGGCGGCCGCCGCACCTTCGCTCATAAGGTCTTTGTTTTTTGCTTGTTTAATGCGGTCAGCAATAATTTTTTGACGGGCGCCTTCGGACATATCACGAAAGCCGTCAGGCACTTCAATTTTGCCATGCCCTTTTACATTTATTTCCATAGTTAAGCGCCTCCACCCATTTCGGGCATGTCGTATTCATACCCCGCTTGCGGGGCTTGATCGGCTACATCTTTGTAATCGCTCATGCCCGCATCAGCGGCGATGCTGTCCATTGTGATATTCCAGCTTCCCTTAAACCCATCAAGCGTGCCGGTTTTTTCGTAATATCTGGCGGCGCGCATCTTTTGGTCATATGCACGTTCTATTGAACGAGTTAGGCGACTGAGGCGCTTTGTATTTTCTTCTTCGCTTAGTTTAGGATCGTAGGCACGGGCAATAAGCATCTCGCCTTCCTTTTGTGCAAACTGGCCACCCAAAACAGCCCGCAAGTTTCTTTGCGTTACTTCGGCAACCAAATCCTCAATCACAACGCCATCTTCATTAAGGAAATTTCTAAATACGCGCGGCAAGTTTTCAACAATGGTTCCAGATTGCATCCCGCCTTTAGCTAACATGGCAACGGCTGTATCAAGTTGCTCTATGCCTTTTTCAACATCGGCGGCGCCACCATTGACAATAAACTCCATGTATTCTGGCGCATATTTTTCATCAATTTTCTTTTGTAACGGCGTCAGGCCCGCACCCGCACCACGCTTGATTAAAGCTTGGTCTTGCAAGTAGGCGTGAATATCTTCGTTTTTGGTAATTGTTACATCGCCGGTTTTTGGATCGGTTACGGCACTAAATGCACCGTTAGCTAAAAACTGCGTTGTTGGCATATCAGCTTTGCGCGCCATATCTTCCATAATGGCAGTTTTGTATTGCCGGTTTAAATCGCTATCTTTTTTGGCAATGGCATCTTGTTCGGCTTGGCGCTTCGTCCCCATATATGCATTGATGGCATCGCCTATGCCACTGCCCAATGATGTTGGTTTGCCCACTTGCGGGGCGCCAGCCTTTAGCAATGCGGCGGCGGCGGCCATGTTGGCTTGCGCTGTACCGCTAGACATATCATCGCTCAACAAACCGCCAAACATTGATTGCTGTTGTTGCTGTTGTTGTGTTTGTTGCGGCTTTACAAGTTGCGGCCGCTGGCCCGGCATCATTGTCACAAAGTCAGGCGCGCCCATTGGTTTTGGCGCTGGCATTGGGCCTTGCATTTCTGGCTTTGGCTTCGGCAACGTCATGCCCATTGCGGCGGCTTTTTTATTTGCGCCAATTTGCATAATTGGGTCTAAGTATGGGCGCGATTGTGGGATAGCCATATTTGGCCGGTCAGGCGTGTTAAATGCTTGCGGGTTTGCCAAAACTTCGGCGCGTGATGGCCCCATGCGCGCATGCCCTTTTATTACCGCTTGCATGCGCGGATCATTATAAGCTTGCGGCAATGTGTTGACGGGTAAATAAGAAAACTGGCTTGTACGGTTTGCCATGTTCATTTCTAAATTTGGGTCATCCTGCAAAATGCCTACCGGCTGGCTTCCATAGCCAAAAAAATCTAGCAATCCCATTTTTTACCCCTCAAAACATTCCAAGCAAGCCGCCGCCGATTGCGCCGTATAGTGGATTAAACCCGGCACCGCTTGCTAGTTGCGCGCCACCTAATGCGCCGCCCAATGCGCTTGCGGCCGAATTTTTATAAACGGGTTCGATAGTGTTGCTCCCGACCGTGCCGCCTCCGACAAGCGCCATATAATCTTTTAAGTTTTGCATTGGCTGGTTTTGTTCAAAGTTGAAGCGGTTAATACTGTCTTGCAACTCGGCTTGCGCCAAACCCTCTTTAGCATCGCCAACGGCTGTTAATAGTTTTTCATCCATTAACGCGGCGGTTGGCGCTTGAGCGATTGCGTCTTGTTGCGCTTTATATGCAAGAGGCGCTAGAGCGCTCGTCATAGCCGCTTGGTTGGCGCCGCTACCATACCGGCCCGCTTTGGCAAACTGGCTCGTTACAGAGTCGATAGCGGGCTTAAACGCGGCATTTAAAAGCGGGTTGGTGCCGGCTAAGTTTGCGGCAATCGCGCTTTGCGTTTGCGCGGTCATGCTGTTGGGGTTTTGGGCTTCATCACGAATGCCTGATAAAGCCATTTCGGTTTCTGGCGAAAACCCAACAACCGTGCTTTCCGGATAATAATTTGGTTTGCCGCTTTTATATAAATCTTTAGCTTCACCAAGCCCAAATTCTAAAAACGGTTTCGCATATGCGGGTGGCTCAACTTGTGTGTTTACACTTTGCTGTCCACCGCCGCCGCCACCTTTACTCATAGCTTGCTTCCTTTACCATTATTGTTGATACCGGCGCGTAGCCGGTTAATGCACGCGTCCAACCGCGCCGCCCGATAATTTCAACCGTTGTGCAATTATATTGTTTTGCCCATTCAACGATTGCCGGCTCGGCATCTGCTAACGTCTGCAAATTGCCGCCCGCCAACCAAAACCGCAAAGCGGTCTTGCGCGGGTATCTGATAATTTCAGTAACAATGGCCGCATCTGCAAATGGCCAAAATTGTGCATCGCCATTAACAACCAACGCATGCACATCTTCCAACTCGTATGCGCCATCGCAATATTCTAGCGCGGCCTCAATATATGGCGCGCATCGTAACCATTCAGCCAATAACGGCATAACGGAACGTCCTATCCGTTTGCGCGTTGTTGGCGTGTGTTATTGTAAAAGTTTGTTTGCCGTTGGCGCTAACATACATACCGCCCGCACCCTGTTCGGCCGCCGCGTTTGCCGTTGTTGGGGTAAACAGAATAACGCTATCAGAGCCCGCACGGGCTTCGGTAACGGTTGTTGATGCGGCGCTTGCCGTTAATGTTACTTCGCCGGTTGCGTTTATTTTGCCATTCATAATGCCATTTACGACCAAACTAACATCGCGGTCGTCAAATCCATCTGGCGGCAAAATTCTAAAGTTAGCGTCTGCCAATAGGGCTTCCCTCCACATCAACGCCAAAAGCTTTTTGCCAGTTGCCGGTTAGTTGCATCCGCATGCGGTGAAACCGGCCCTGATCCCTATGTGGGCAAAAGCCATCGGTTGTAAGTGATTGCGCTGTTGAAAAGCTAACCGCATCATCAAGCTTGTTGCGGGTGCCAATGGACATGGTAACAGCCCCGCCGGCATTAGTTTCAAACGCCGGCACGGTGCGCGTCACAACGGTATGCTTTTTCGGTGTGAGTGATAACTCTTGTGTTTCAAGTGTTGCCGCTAAAGTTGTGCCGCTGAAAGTCGCAAGCTTTTTATTTATTGCGCCGCCAAAAATAAAGCTTCCGCCTTTATACAATGCATCCATCGTGCCTTCCATGGCATCAAGTGTTGATGAAATGCTATCAAGCCCTTCCATTGTGATGCTTGAGGTAAAGAACGGCGCAATAATTTCGGCTTGGATATTTACAAGTGACCAACGCTGGACTTGGTAATTATAAACAAGCATCCGATCAGGCTCACCATCGGTGCTATCGTTGCTAACATATGACCAACAAACAATTTGGTTTACCGGATCAACCGCCGCGCTCATCTTGTGTGTATTTGTGCTATCGTGATCTTCTAGCCAAAACCGGTTGACTTTTTCAGCGCCGATAGGTGTGGATTGGCGGCCATCGAAAGAGTAAAAACCGTCATCACTTAGGTAAAAAACCATGCGGCCAATATTGGCAACGCTACCAGAATATTTGCAACCGCGTGCCGTTTCAACACGGTCAATTTGGTAAATAAGCGGGGTGCCGACATATTGCGCCACTGCAATCGCACGCTCAAGCAATATAACCGCATATTGACCGCCGACCAGCCCGGTAATATTTCCGGCGTCTGGAATGTCCTGATGGTCGCTCTGATCGGTGCCGCTTGTCCAACTTGTTTCATCGTTAATGCCAGACCAGCGGGTGCGGAATGGTATGTCGTTCCCACTGCCATCATCCGTAAATGCTGTCCAAACCTGATCACGCACCACTGCTATAAATTTTGCTTTTGGCGGTGAGCCGGCGCCATCCGAAAACGCGCTATCAGTGCCAACTTGATATTTCTGCAAATTGGTGCCGGTGCCGCCAGCCGCAAGCACTTTGTCACCAAATTGCACAAAGCGCCATTTATTCGTGCCAATGCTGTAACCGCCAGACGCGCTACTATCGACCAAATTGTTGGTGCCAGCATCATACTTGTAAAGCTTACCGCTATCACCGGCAAAAAGCGTAACAGTACCCGCATTATCTTTTGCGGCAAAAATGCCCTGTATTTTATTGGTTGCGGCATTGCTGATTGATGTCAAGCCGCGCAAGCTTCTATAACCCCGCGCGGCCGGTATAACATTGGTTGCAACCGTCAAGCCCTTTGAATTTAAATCGGGCTGATCAGGAAGCCATTCGCCAAAGTCAATCATTGTATTGCCCAAACTCCAGTTGCATCAGGAATAACAGACCAATCTTCACCAAGTATTTTACCGCTAGCGACCGCCGTTGCTGTTGTGCTGATCACGCCATCACCTGAATAATACCAAATTGCATTTGGCGCCAAAGCGGTTGCCGTTGCGGACGCTGATACTGAACCGCCTACGTTTACAACGTAGTTAAAATCAGGATACGGAAACGTTACCGTTGCGCTTGTTGACGCACTTCCTGAAAAAGCTTGAATGTGCGTGATAGTAGCGGTGGCGCTTGTGTTTACCGTTGCCGCATCTGAAACAAGCCGCAACGCAATGGCTGTCGCTGAAACAGAACCAGCCGTTGTAGCGGTTGCGGTCATGCCATGCGCCAAAATTGCTTCGGCTGTTGCGGTGGCGGCCACGCTAGCGGAACCTTCAAATGCTTTTGCCTTTGTTGGCTCGTCAGCTGTAGCCGTTACGCTAGTTGCGGCCGAACCGGTAACATTATGAACAACAAGCGCATCAAGCGCATCCATAACGCCATAACTATTAATTGCGTCAAGATTGCCCCATGCACTAAGTTCATCAAGCGTTGCCATGTTAGGCCGCCGTTACAGTTAAGCTTGATGCCGCAACTTTCAATATGTCGCCAACCGCAATGGTTTTAGCTGTCGCAAACGACCCATGGAATAGCTGGTTTCCAGCAGTTGATGCATCGTAAATCGCCCAATGCGAGACGCTACCCCAACTTGAACCGGTTGCCGCTGGAAATTCAACCGCCGCATTGTTTACAATAGAGCCGCCCGATGCCGCCGCAAATGTGATAGCTTGGCGCGCATAACCATTGCCCGAAAGTTCGGTGCCGCTATTATCATCGCCCATGCTACCGGTGGAAAGCCCCAAATAAATTGCGGCTGGCGCGGCTGTTGAAGTTACACCGCAGAAATGCTCAAGAAAGGCATCTTCCAGATAATCACTCATTGCACTCATATCTTAAACTCCTGTTTTCATTAGATATTATTTTGACGTTGGTAGATTGATGTGATCTGAAGTTGACCCGTGCCATAATGGGCGCGTTGCTCGTCCCTTTTAATTTCTTCTATGGCACGCGAAAATTTCTGATCATGTATTTGCGCGCGCTGTTCATCCATTAGGTAGGTATATGCCTCAACAAGCGCGCCAGATAAGTAAGCGTCTGGATGCCGGGTTAGAATGTTGTTTGTTGTGCGTGTTGCCGATAACTCATCGATGTCGCCAACGTAAACAATTTCGCATTCGTAATTTGTATCCGGCACCGGGCGCAACTTTAACTCATCGCCAACAATGCAATAAGCTTGCGGCTTGCCGGTTCCTTGCGATGCATATGTGTTATCCAAACCGGTTGGACTTAAATATTCCAAAACCGTTAGCGGGTCGGTGTTTAGTTTCACTTCACGAATTTCACGCAATTCGACTGGCAACGAAATATATTCGCTGTTTGGGGTTAAGTTTGTAATAGCGCGCTTTTCTTGTGAGCGCGTTTCTAATTCGCGCGACATACGCACTTCGGCCAGCCGAATAAAATCTGGAATTTGCGCGGTTAAATCTGAACGCGCTAAAAAATTTTCAATACTCGTTTGGAGTTGTGCATATGTTGTAATGGCCATTATACGCTTCCACCTGATGTTCTAAAATATCGGTTGTTGTAATCGTTGAGCCACTTTTTCCAATCTTTTGGGTTATCGCGCGGATCACCAAATCGTTGGCGCAATTCCAAATAAATACTTGATGGGATTTCGGCTACTTGTTGCCAATGGCGTTGTGTATTGCCAATTAAAGAGCCGCGCTCATATTCGTTAGCTTTAAGTTTGGCCGACTCAATAACTTGTTTAACATGTTGCTTTTGCTCAACGGTAAAGCCGCCATCAATATTATCGTGCAACCATGTTTCTTTGCCGGTGCTTTTATCAAAATTTAATAATCTTTTTGCCATGCTTCACCCATAAAAAGAGGGGGCCGAAGCCCCCTCTAATCGGTTGGTTTGGTTTATGAACCGTTGAGATCCAAAATCATCGAATGTGCTTTAGGAGCCTTAATTTTAAGCGCCCACTCACAAATGATTTGCGATTTTTCGGCATCACCGGTTGGAGCAATTTCATTTTCTGAAAAGTTGCGTCCAGTCAGTGTTGAGATTGATACAAAGTTTGGATCAAGCACAAACACACGGTCATTGGACAGGAAGCGCGATGGCGTAATGTCCAAAGTTCCGAAGTCGGTCATGTAAACCGATACCGCACCCACAAATGATGGGGCAGTGTTTGCGGTTGTGTTGACTTGGTTTGTGACCAAATTTGTACCCGCTTGAGCCAAATCGCTGATGTTGGCACGGTTGGTTGCAGAGCAAACCAACATAGATGGCGCGCCGCCATCAACCCATGAATCGGTCACCGCGTCATCAAGCAATGCCAAAGTTAAGGCTCTGTCCGTTCCGCCGGTCACCGTATCACTGCCATCGGCTGAACTAAATGCGCCGCTGGCCCCAACACTGCCGTTGGAAATCCAGCATGACAAGCTAGCAGATTTACGGGTTGCGCCAGAGGCACGCGCCACATCTGTAT